CTGCTGTGATCTTAAGATTAGCATAAGGATAAGAATGAATGTCAAATGCGTGGGGTGCACTAAGTTGGGGACAAGGTAGTTGGGCAGCACAAGGTGATGTCGGGGTTACTGTTTCTGGAATAAGTGCAACCTACAGCATTGGCAGTGTTACTGCTACAGCTATTGTAGAAATAGGTTGGGGTGGTGACACATGGGGAGAAAACGAGTGGGGTGATCTTTCAGGATCACAACCTACAGTTACAGGTGTTCAAGCTTCTTTTTCAATAGCAGCTGTTGCATCAGTTACTGGTGATGCTAATGTTTCAGTTTCTGGAATCTCATTAACTTCTAATATTGGGGATGAAGTTGCTGGAATATCATTTGCATTTCAAGCGACTGGTCAATTATCTTCAATGGGTGTTGGAAGCACTGTTGTTGGAATCGGAGTTCCTGTTACAGGAATTTCTACAACATCAAGTATAGGCACCGCTACTGTAGATGAATCTACTCTTACAGGAGAAGGTTGGGGTAGAGGTGAGTGGGGTGAGTTTGCTTGGGGAGATAATTTCTCTGTTTTAGTTTCTGGACAATCACTTACTTCATCAATAGGTAATGAAACAGCATTTACAGATGTTAATGTTTCAGTAACAAGTGCTGGACAATTAACAAGCACTTTTGCAAGCCCATCTTTTTCAATACAAATCGATCAAGATATATTTGTACTTGCTTCAGAAGATCAATTAGATTTTACAATTGGCTCATCTTCATTAACAGGAGATGCTAGTGTGTCTGTTTCAGGAGTATCTTTAACATCCTCTCAAGGAAATACTGTAGGTGGTCTAAAAACTCCAGTTCCTGTTACTGGAAGTCAAGCATCATTTACTCAAGGTAATATTACATTAATTCAAAGCACAAATGAACCTGTAACTGGAAGTGCTGCTACAATGACACTTGGACAACACGCAGAAATACCAGGCCAAATTATAGGAGTATCAGGACTTTCTATTACTTCATCTTTGGGAGAAGAAGAAATTACAGGGGGTGCGATAGTCACTCCAACAGGGCAGTCATTGACTTCTTCAGTAGGTAGCGTTAATATTACTGCGTGGTCTGAAATAGACTTAGGGGTATCAAATACTTGGACAGTAGTTGATTTGGCTGCGTGATTCATGTAAAATAAAAATTATTAAGGAGAATTTTTTATGGCATCAAGTTTTTCAAGTGACCTAAAACTAGAACTTATGGTAACCGGTGAAAACGCTGGTACATGGGGTGATAAAACAAATACAAACTTAAATTTAGTACAGCAAGCTGTAGCAGGATTTGAACAAGTAACTTTATCAAGTGGTGGAACATTAGCACTTGTAATGTCTGACGGTGCTTTGTCAAATGCAAGAAATTTAGTTATTAAATTTGCAACTGCAACAATTGCAGCGAGCACAGTTTGTACAATACCAGATTCAATCGAAAAATTTTATATTTTTGATGCAACAGGTTTGACAAATCCAACTAACCTTACAATTAAAACTGCATCAGGAACAGGATTTACTTTAGACCAAGCAAAAATTTACGCAGCATATTCAGATGGAACTAATCTAAAAGAAATTTCTTTAGATACTTTAGGAGGCACTGTGGCTGCTGCAAATATTTCAGGCACTGTTGCAACTTCACAAATAGCAGACGATGCTATTACTTCAGCCAAAATTGCTGATGATGCTGTAGTTACTGCAGCTATTGCTGACGATGCTATTACGACTGCTTTGATTGCAGACGATGCTGTTGGTTCTGATCAATTAGCTAATACACCTGTTTCTGCAGGATCTTACACAACTGCAAATATAACAGTTGATGCACAAGGACGTTTGACCGCTGCTTCATCAGGAGCTGGTGGTGACGGAGCTTTTGTTCCAAACTTAATTAAAGGTGGACCTGCAAGTGGAACTTATACTTCACCTGGTAATGCTTCAAAATTTTATGCCTACGCTTTTGCAGGCGGAGGGGGAGCAGGTGGAGCAGGACCTACATCACAATCTGGAACTGGTGGTCAAGGTGGTTTTGGTTTCTATCAAGGTTCTATACAAGCAAGCACAGGATTTGCCTTTGCAGTTGGAGGAGGAGGTTCTGGAGGGAACCAATCAAACCCTACAGGAAACTCTGGTCAAGCAGGAGGACAAACAACATTAGGTTCTTTATTGACTGTAAATGGTGGTAACGGTGGTCAAGGTGGAAGACAGCCAGCGCAAAATGGTTCTCCAGGAAACGCAGGAAGTGCACCGGGAGCAACGCAAAACCTTCCAGTAAGAACTTATATTTTTGGAGATGAAAGAGGATTGGGAGCACAAACAAGAACACCAAATGGAGGTGGATCAGGACAACCAGGCAGTGCGGGTGGTTTAGTGGTCTTTGATAATGGTAATTAATTATGGCTTATTTTATATTTCATTCAGACGGTACTTTACATTCAATAGCAGCTACTGAGGCTGATAAAAATTCATTACCTATAACTAATCATTATGTGGTTAAAGAAGTTACAGATAATGATTTTAATAGAGTAAAAAAACAAACTGCTGGTGCATCAGTTTCAGGTGATACAGTTACAGTTACAGATTTTGAACATGTAGAAGATCCAAACATTTACAATGATGAAGCTTCTTTGCAAAGTTATCATTCAAACGTCATTTTTAAAATAGATCAATTCATAAGTGCGGGTAATGAAGATAAATCTTTATATGATGCAATTTCTTCTTACAAGACTCTTTTAGAAGGTTTTGATACTAGCACAATAACTTACCCAATGACAAAAACTTGGGAAGAATATTGTGAAGATAATTCAATTACATACGTTAGTCCTTTACAAATACCTTAATATTTGTAATGTAGGGCATGTTCGAAAATGTAATTGAGTTCATTGCTCCTGAAGAATACATAAAAAATAATCAAGATTTGTTACCTTGTCCAATTAAATTAAATATACCTGATTGGTATAAAGAAAAATCATTACAACATGTAAATGGCCATAAGACAGTAAAAGGATGCATGCCTTTCCTTGACGCTATGACTGCGGGTTATCTTCTTAAAATGCCTACTGATTATTACATAGAACACAATCTAGAAATTGATGGTAAAAAAGCAACAGGTGTAATATGTGCAAATAGGCTAAGAACAAAATTAAGTCAAAATATAAATCTTAATTATGAAACAGTTGGTGAATATCATGAAACTTATCAACTTGGTAAAAGCCCTATACTTGAAAAAAATAAAAATTTACCACTTCATAAAATTTTAAATCCTTGGACTATTAAAACACCTCCAGGTTATTCATGTCTTTTCACCTCACCAATGAATAATAAAGATGATAGATTTGAAATTGTTCCTGGTATTGTAGATACAGATTCTTTTACTTCTGAAATTAATTTTCCGTTAGTTTTTAATGGCGACAAATATCCTTCTTTAAAAACAACTATAAAAATAGGTACACCATACGTGCAGGTAATTCCTTTTAAAAGAGATAGGTGGAAAATGAATATAAAAAAAACAAATAAAAAAAAGAAAGATGAAATTGAATTCTTTTTAGTTAAATATGTAATAGATAATTATAAAAAAAAGTTTTGGAAAAAAAAATCATGGAAATAAAAAACGGTTTACACAGTTACATTAAAATTATGGACAATTATATTAATGAAGATCAATTAAAAATTCTTACAAAAGTTTGTAAAAACCATGAAAAATTTAAGGATGGTATTATTGTTAATGATAAACAATTATCTTTAGATAAAGATGTAAGAAATGTTAAAATTTGGGAAATGGAAAATTTGAAAACTAAAGATTATACACAATTATATTGGACAAATTTTTTTGCATGTTATTTTAAAAAAGCTCTAAAAAATTATATTGAATTTTTAAATTTACATATAGGTATTGAATTAGTTGACATTCAAATACTTAAATACACAAAAGGGGGTCATTATAAATTTCATGTTGACAGTGCTACAACTATTCCAAGAACAATAAGTTGTATTTTTTTTATTAATGATGATTATGAAGGAGGAGATTTATTATTTAGATTTCCTAATGAAAAACAAGTTTTAAAAGTAGAGAAAATTAAAAATAGAATGATATTATGGCCAAGTAATTTTTTGTATCCACATTCTGTGTCTCCAATTACAAAAGGGGAAAGGTATTCAGTTGTATGTTGGTCAAGATAAAAAAAGATTTTAAATACAAAAAAATAAAAAATTTTTTAGCTAAAGATGAATTAAAAGTTCTTCAAACTTATTGTGATATAAAATCAAGAATAAGTATTGATAATTTTGAATACGAAACAGATTGGGGACAAGGTTTTTATGGAGATCCAGTCATGGAATCAATACTTATAAATAAAAAAGATTTTATGATTAAAGAGTGTGGCCTTGAACTTTTACCTACTTATAGTTTTTGGAGACTTTATACAAAATATCAAAATTTACCTAAACACATGGATAGACACTCATGTGAGATAAGTGTAACAGTATGTATTTCAAATGATAAAACAGAATGGCCTATATTTGTTGATGGTAATCCTATTGATTTGAACCCAGGTGATGCTTGTATTTATTTAGGTTGTGAATCAGAACATTGGAGAGAAGAGTTTCAAGGAGACCATAATATACAACTCTTTCTTCATTATGTAGATAAAAATGGTCCAAATGCAGAATTTCATATGGATAAAAGAATCTTTTGGGGTACAAAATTCGTATTATGATTTTTAATCAAAAAAAAGATGGTTCATGCGATTTGGTATTTAATGACAAAGAGATTGAAGTGTTAGTCAAATATAAAAAACTTCACTTAAGTCCAGAATTTGTAAAACATTTTAGTAACACATTAATTAAAATAGTAGTTGATTTAACAACAAATTTGGATGATGAAACAAGTAGTTTACAGTCTCAGGAATTTATGGACATCAAATCTACTAAACCCAAGGATGTTTAAAAACCTTACTAGATAAGGTATAATGCCTTATGCCATTAACAAAAGTAGAATTACGCCCTGGGTTTAACAAACAAGTAACACAGACTGGAGCTGAAGGTCGGTGGACTGATGGTGATTTTGTAAGGTTTAGATACGGACTACCAGAAAAAATAGGTGGTTGGGAACAAATAGTAAGTGGAACTTTAGCAGGTTCTGCAAGAGAACAATTTATTTGGGCGGATCTTGATGGAAGAAGATATGCAGCAATAGGGACTAACAAACTTTTAGTTATTTATTATGAAGGAGCTTTGTTTGATATTACCCCTTTGGGAACAGCTTTAACAGGATGCACTTTTGATACTGTCAATACATCAGCTACAGTTACTGTAAATAAACCAGCACATGCCTTAGAGCCAGGAGACTTATTCACCTTTACGTCAGTAACACCACCAACAGGTGCAGGTTATGTTGCTTCAGATTTTGAAACTAATACTTTTCAAGTAATAACAGTTCCTAACAGTGATGAATTTACTATCACCATGGCTAGCGCAGCAGGAACAACGGTCAACGGATCTGGATCAGCAACTGTAAATCCTTATATTAAACCTGGTGCTCTAGGTTTTACATATGGGTTTGGTTGGGGAACAGGACTATGGGGTGGTGGTCAACAAGTATTCAGCACCTTAAATGGAGCACTGTTAGATGATACCGCGGGCACTGGAGGGTCAGGAACTTCTATTACACTTGCATCCACATCAGGATTTCCTACGTCAGGGACTATTAAAGTTGGAGCTGAGTTTATATCTTATACAGGGATATCTAGTAATGATCTTACTGGTATTACAAGAGCTGCTGCAGGCACAAGATCTGCACACGCAGATGGGTCAGGAGTTGAAGTATTTACTGGTTGGGGAGATGCATCATTATCTCAAACTTTAACACAAGATCCGGCATCATGGTCTTTAGATAATTTTGGAGAAAAACTTATAGCAACGATTAAAAATGGCCAATCTTTTGAATGGAATCCAATTAACAGTAACCCAAGTGCTTTGACAACAAGGGCTGTGGTTATTTCAAATGCACCTTCAACTTCTGTAATGTCTATTGTATCTGATAGAGATAGACATTTAATAATGTTAGGAACTGAAACAACAATCGGAGATCCAGGAACTCAAGACAAAATGTTTATAAGATTTTCAGACCAAGAAAATATAAGTGACTATACACCAACCTCAGTTAATACAGCTGGTACTTTTAGATTAGACTCAGGTACAAAAATAGTGGGAGCAGTAAAAGGTAAAGATTACATTTTAATCGTAACTGATAATGCTGCATATGTAATGCAGTTTGTAGGTCCACCATTTACTTTTTCAATAAGACAAGTTGGTTCTAATTGTGGAGCCATAGGACAGCATTCTATTAAATATGTAAATGGAGCTGTTTATTGGATGGGTGAGTCTGGTGGTTTTTTTATTTATGATGGTACAGTTAAATCTTTGCCTTGTGAAGTTGAAGATTTTGTATTTACTACAAAAAATGGTGATAATTTAGGTGTAAACTATCAAGGTGGTGAATCAGTTTATGCAGGTTTAAATCATTTATATGAAGAGATATGTTGGTATTATCCAAAAGCCGGATCAACTGTAAATGATAGATACGTTTGTTTTAATTATTCTGATAGAACATGGGTAACAGGTTCATTATCAAGAACTACTTGGGTTGATGCTAATTTATATGATAATCCATACGCTACAGAATTTATTCCAACAGCAGTTCCTACATTTCCTATAATTCAAGGAGTTACAAACGTAAACGGTGCAACAACATACTATGCACATGAAGTTGGTGTCGATCAAGTTGATACAGCAGGTAATAAAACTGCAATACCTGCATTTATTGAATCAGGAGATTTTAGTTTAAATATAGAAGGTAATGCTCAAGTATTTATGAGCATGAGGAGATTTGTACCAGACTTTAAAACAATACAAGGTAATGCTGAAGTCACCATACTACTTAGAGACTTTCCAAGTGATACGGAAGCATCCTCTCCATTAGGGCCATTCACGGTCACCGGATCAACACAAAAGGTTGACACTAGAGCAAGAGCAAGGTTTGCTAGTTTAAAAATTGCTAACACAGGAACAGAACAAAATTGGAGATTTGGAACTTTTAGAGCAGACGTGCAGCCAGATGGATTGAGGGGATAATGGAACCAGATTTATTTGTACCAGGAGATCTACAGTATCAAATGCAAAATCAATCATTAGAACCTGTGGGAATAGCTCCACTTGTAGAGGAACAAGGTTTGCCATTACCTGATTTAAAAACAGTTGCGGGTAATGTAATAAAAAATAGAGCATTGTCCTATGCAGCAGGTAAATTAGGAGTGAACCAAGCTGTAGCTTCTGGACTTGCAGGTCTGGTAGGTGCAGGGGCAAATCTTTTTCCACCTTTAGCAGCGTTTTCAGCTTTATCAGGAAGATCATTAGGTATCTCAGATTATTTAGCAAATAAACGTGCACAAAAAGAAATGAAAAAACAACAAACCATGAGTGATGCTGCATCAATTACCAATAGAATTCAGGGGCAGATAACTCCACAAGATATTATTGACGATAGGGGAAGAGGCCAAATACCATCAAGAACAACAGCATCAACACCAACACCATCAAGACAAGCGAGACAAACAGCAGGAATAGGTGGATTACATTCAGGATATTAAATGGCTAGAATAGATATAGTAATTCCAGAACCAACACCTAAATATACAGAGGAAAACCAAAGACAAGTAAATCAGTCTTTACGAACGATGCAAGATAAGTTAAATACTTCTTACCAACAAGAATTAAAAAATGAACAAGATACATTTAGCTGGTTTATATCATGACTATTAGATACAAAAACGAAGGAGTAAATTTAAACTCTACTAACACAATAAGCGTGTTGACAGCTCCAAGTGATGCAACTGTTTTAATTAAACAAATACAAATTAATAATGGTTCAACTAGTGCTGTAAATTTAAGTGTGCAAGTAACAGATACTTCAGCTACAACAACTTTTAGAATATTTAATGAGTCTGTCACAGCATCAACTACTAAAGATATAATTAATCATACCTTGGTGTTAGAAGCCGGTGATATTGTAAAAATGACAGCAGGAACTGCTAATGAAATTCAAGGTATAATATCTTATGCGCTATTAGATAGATCTCAGGAGAATGGCTAAGATATCTATATTTCAAGATTCAATACTTTATAAATCTGTAATTGATAAAGATTTAAAAGAAACAATTAAAAGTGTTTTAGAAAATGAAATACAAAATAATTCAGGAAATATTTTATCTAATCAAGGTGGGTATCAAACTAAAAATATAACAAATAATTTTATTTGTGACAAATTATTAAAAGAATCTGCAGAGTTAATTCTTGAAAATTACAAGTTTACTAAAGTAAAAATTTCTATGCAAAACTTGTGGATTAATAAAAATTATAAGGGTAATTACAATAGTCCTCACATACATCAACTTTCAAATTTTTCAGGTGTTTACTATGTCGAAGTATCTAATAAAGGTGGTCAATTAATTTTTTATAGAGGTGACAAATCTAATCAAATGTTAGAGATACAAACTTTAATTAAGGACAAAGATTTTGAAGAAGAGACTCATATATCTCCTGTAGTTAATCAACTTATAATTTTTCCATCTCATTTATTACATATGGTTAGTCCACATTTTGAAGAAAAACCTAGAATTTCTGTTTCATTTAATATAAGTATAGAAAAACATGGCTAAACAAAAATTTGTACATTTTGTTCCAAGACCAAAACCAAGAAAAAGACCTGGTAGGCATAAGAAAAGACTTAACAAAAATGAAAAAAGAGATTATAAAAGATACGCTAAACAAGGAAGAAAACAATGACCGAGCCAATAAAAATACCTGCAGTAGCAAAAGAAATAATAAAGCACAAAAGAACAGGAAAAGTATATGATACTAAAGCTGATTTTGATGCTGATGTTGCTGATCCCAATACTGATACTACTGTGGATGATTTCAGACAGGACTTAGAAATAACCGTTACAAGAGCTGGTAACATAGGTGCTAAAACAAAAGAATAATGCAACCTAAAGGAGCTACTGAAATACAGCATGAGTTACTTGAAAAATATGTATCTAAGGATTTATTAAATAAGTTTCAAATATGTACATCTATTCCAGGAAAAGTGCCACTGGATCCTAGTAAAATAAATATTCTTTGGCAAAAAAATTCTTGGGATCAACCTAATCTACAAAGATTTTTTAGAAACAAAAACAGGCACCATGAATACGATTGGTATGTTTTTAATTCACATTGGTGTTATGAAAAATTTAGATATTTTTTTCAAATACCTGAAGATAAATCTATAGTAATTAAGAATGGGGCACACCATTTTCCTAAAAGAAAAATATATAAACAAGGTGAGCCAATAAGAATTATGCATCATTGTACTCCTTGGAGAGGATTAAATGTATTGTTGTTAGCTATGCAATATGTCCAAAATAAAAATATAACTTTAGATGTATATAGTTCTAATGAAATATATGGAAAAGAGTTTGCAGATAAAGCAAACAAGGATACTGAGGGATTATTTGAACAGGCTAAAAAATTACCAAATGTAAATTACATTGGTTATAAACCTAATAAATACATATTAGAACACATAACTGAATATGATTTGTTTGTTTATCCATCTATATTTGAAGAAACATTTTGTGCTTCAGCTTTGGAAGCTTTAGCCGCAGGATTACATGTTATTACAACTAATTTTGGTGCACTACCTGAAACTTGTGCTGAATGGCCTGTATATGTAAATTACACAAAAAATTTAGAATTATTAGCAGGAAGTATAGCAGGAGCAATAGATATAAGTGCTGAATACTTACACACAGATACAATACAAAAACATTTAGATGAACAACAAAAATACTATAAAAATTTTTATAGCTGGGATAAAAAAGCTATGGAATGGACAAACTTTTTGAAAGGAGCCATAAGTGTCAAGCAGTAAATATATAAATGAAGATACATATCAAACGCTACAGGAAGTAAATATAGAGACACAATCAGATTATGAAAAGGCTACCGAACCGTTATGGAAAGAAGATCCAAATCAATTTAAAGATATAGAATTATTTGTAGCGACACCTGTACATAGTGAGGTATCAATACATTACACTCAAGCTTTGATTGAATTTCAACAAGAATGTTTTAAGAAAAAACTTAAAGTATCTTTTCATTTAATAAAATCATCTCTTGTTACACAAGGAAGAAATTTATCTGTGGCTGGTTTGTTAGAATCTAAAGCAACACATCTATTGTTTATAGATTCAGATATATATTTTCAAGGTAAGTCTATATTTGCTATGCTTAAGGCAGATAAAGATATTATATCTGTTCCATACCCCCTTAAAACTTTAATGTGGGATAAAGCTTTTGCAAAAATGGAACAAGGTTTAATTAAATCACCAGATGATATTAGAAGAGCTTTGCATACTTACCCCATGAAAGTTCCTAATCCTGATAATATAAAGGTTAACAAAGGCGTTATGGAAGTGACTGATTCACCAACAGGGTGTATGTTAATTAAAAGAGAAGTCATAGAAAAAATGATTAAAAAATATCCTGAAAAAGAGATAGTACAAAAAACAGTTATCAATGGTAAATACGTAAATAAACCTAATATGTGGAACTTTTTTGATACCCTTCATGACCCTAAAGAAAAGACTTATAATGGTGAAGATTTTGCCTTCTGTAAGCTTTGGAGAGATATGGGTGGAAAATGCTATGCTTACATTAATGATGCGATAGTACATGTTGGGGAGCATCAGTATCAAGGCAAGTTTCACGATGAGTTGATATCAGCTAAGTAAAATGGTATTATTTTATATTTAAGATCTTAAAAGGAGTATTTATATATGCCATTACCGTTTGCAGCAGCCCTTCCATTTTTGCCAAAAGCATTAGCAGTTTTAGGAGGTGTCCAAGGTTTTCGATCAGCAAGACAAGCAGGGGCTACAGGTTTAGGTCAAATCCTAGGAGCTGCATCAGGAGCGTTTGGTGGATATAATCTTGGCTCAATGATTCCTGGAGTTAGTCAAAATCCTATAACTTCAAGAATTATGTCAGCGGTGCCTGGAGGCGGAGATCCTAATATGTTTGTACCTGTTCAAAACAAATCTCCACTAGGATTACAAAACGTATTACGATTTTTAAGAAAAGATAGTGATCCAAATGAATCATTTAGTCCTGCAAGAGTTGCTGCAGCCATAGGGGCTGGTACTTATTTTGGTGGTGCTTTTGATCAACAACCGACAGATATTTTTATGCCAGGATATAATATGAGTTATTTAGATTTAAAAGAACAAAGACCTGGATATACTTACATCGACCCAACAACAGGAAATGAAGTTGAATACCAAAAAATATATTCTCCTGAAGAAGCAGGTAAAAAAGACAGACGTGTAGGTCCCTATTCAATGGTTCAACAAAGATTAAAAGAAGGCGGAATAGCAGAAATAAAAAAATTTAATGAAGGTGGTATTAATTATCTTCCATCAAAAATGACTCACGATGAAAATGATTCTAACAACTATGTTAGAGCAACAGGATATGTTGAAGATGGAGCAGGAGTAGGTGATAAAGACGAGGATACAATGTTAGCTCAATTAGCAGACGGAGAGTTTGTAACAAGAGCAGATGGCGTAT